TGCGCGGGATCGCGACGGCCATCCAGGCGGCAGAAGACCAGCGTCTGCTGGGCTCAGGAGAGCGACAAGGAGGTTGACATGGAAAGCGTGACGGCACCGAACAGTGTCTTCATCGACTGATGGGACCAAACTACACACGGGCCGACATCTTCCAGCTTGTCTTTAACGGCGATCTTGTCGGAGAGACTGATCCCGCCGGCGTGGTACGCGTCGACCTCCGCAGCCTCAGCGAATATCGAGATGCCCTCTGGGAAATCGCAGACCTCTGAACGAAGACGACCTCCCCATCCAGGGAGGTCGTCTTCGTTCGCGCGCAAACCATCCATCACACCCGCGCCAGCATCCTCGACACATCCGTATAGCTCTCCGGCTGCACACTCACCACCCCCGCCTCGGCGTCATACTCTGTACTTTCCACCAGGATCACCGTCCCCGCCAGCGCGCCGTCCAGCACCCGCAACCGCTGGCCAGCCCGCAGCCGCGCCGGCTCCACTACCAGCCCGCGCCGATCCAGCAAACTCCCCCGCCCGATCTGCAACGCACCCACCGCCGCGCCCGGAGACGCGTGCAGCGTCAGCCACGTATCCCGCTGCGCCTGCGCATCCACCAGCGCCACGCTGCCCGCGCTGATCGCCCCATCTCGTTGCCGATACAACGCCTCGCTGTCCGCCTCCTCTGCTGCGCTTGTATAGTTGCTGTTGCCATACCCGGCGACCACCCAGTTCGCCAGGTCGCGCGTCGTCGTCGTCACCTGCAGACCATCTGCCAGTGCTGCGCTGCGCAGGCCGTAATCGTACCCGCTCAGGTCGCGCGCCCACAGATAAGCGCGCGGCTTGCTGTTCGGCGCCAGCTCCGTCGTCGATAGGTACATGCGCACATCATCCACACCCAGAAACCGCGCACTGCCGCCGCCAGACCCCACCGATCCCGTGATGTGCAACACCGCCTCCACCGCACCGTCCGGCGGCGTATGCGTATCACTCACGGCGCGCCAGCCTGTGCTCGTGCCATCGCTCGTCTGCGTTGCGCCGTAGGTCGTCGAGATTATATTGTTGCTAGCATTGTACCAGTCTACCCTGGAGGCCGTTGTCATGCCGGCAAACGCCGTCCAGTATAGCCAGTAATCGACCACATACAGCGATCCAGCCGCTACGGGTATCCTGCGCTTGTGCCTGATTCCCGACGACGCGTTCTCGGTCCATCGCCACGAATAGCGCGGCGATACATACTGGCTTGTCACGTAGTAGAGCAGGTCCGACCCCTTTTCCCAGTAGGTTTCCAGGTGCTCCAACTCCGGGTCATCGTTCAGCACGCCCGCCTGGCTCACATTCACTTTGCTCCCAGGCGGCTCCCAGATCGCAAACAGCAACGGCCGTCCCGCACTATCCCCGGCCTGGCAGGCCAGCTTGATCAGCTCCGGCAACGGCCGATATGCCCAGTTGATCGTCAACGGCACCCCGCTGTTGACGAGCTGGCTATAATCCTGGCTGATGTCCGGGCAATACTCGGCCAGCATGTCCCTCACGATGTAGGTACTGTTGACATCGCTGTACGTCTCAGAGATCAGCCGCTGGTTGACCTGCTGCCACGGACCCAGCGCCATTACGCTGATCCACTCCCGTTGGCCGCGCTGGCCATTCGTGATGTCCTCCACCCAGCCCCACCACACTACGTCCTGGCCCAGGCTGATCACGCAGCGATAGCCTGGCTCAACCGGCCAACGTCGCGCCGTAGATAGCGCCAGGTCAAATGTGCAGACCCCAAACCCGCCCGGCACGCTGGTGGAGAATCGCAGCCGGCGCACCGATCCCTGCACCGTGCCGCCGCGCCAGCGCATCAGCAACCCGTTACGGTCATAGATCGCTACGGCCAGTCCACGCGTCATCGCAGCCACCTGGACGAGTAGACGAGCTGCACGGTCGCCTCGTCGTTGGGATAGAACTCGTCAGCCCCGTCCCGCAGCCACAGCGCCAGCAGCATCCCCGCCGTGTCGCCAGGCGATGGCGCAAGCGCCAGATCGTCTCCTGCATAGTCGCCCCAGCCGCCAAACTCCAGGCTGCGCACGTCCCTGGCCACCACGGTGGCCGGCGGATCCCGCGTCCAGTCCAACACCAGCGGCGTGCTGGTCCCGATGGCCGCCAGCGCCATCCCTTCCGCCTCGGCCGGCGCCAGCAGCAGCGCGTCCATGTCCAGCGTGCCGCCGCCGCTGCCCGTGCTGTTGCGCACTTGCAGCTCGACAATCGCAAACGTGGTGCCCGTAACCACGTTGGTCGTCGCGTTGATCGTCTCCCACGGCCAGTTTCCCGGCGGCAAGGTCAGCGTCCCCAAATCTAGCAGCAACCGTTTACCGACCGCCGAGAACGCCCTGGCCTCGCTCCAGTCGCCCGCCACGCCCGACACCACCAACCGCCAGCGCACCTGGTTGATCTGGATCGAGCCAGCGTTATCGTACCCCGCCAGGTATAGCCTATACTCGCCCTGCATCGCCGCCAGCAGGCTCGGCGTGGCTGCTATCGTCGCCGTGACGCGCGTGCCCCACGATGCATCCGCCGGCGTAAACCGCGCCTGGCTGCCGCCGCTGGCCGCCGCGTTGGAGTTGCTGGCCGTGTTGGCTCCCAGCGTGCCCGACTCGCACTCCATGCGCCACGTCCCCGGCCTGCGCAATGCTCGCTGAGCCAGCCGCACCTGCGCCTGCGCCTGGCCGGTCGGCGCCACCAACAGCCGCAGCGCCGCCGGCGTCTCCCCTGGGCCGTTGTGCAGCACATAGGCAGCGTTGCGCGCCTTGATGTCAGTCGGCGACTCGTACCACGCCAGCTCCGGCGCCGGCCGGCCGCCCGCAACCAGCGCAGCCACCTCCGCGTCACTCAACGCTGTCGGCCAAATCTGCACCGACAGGAACTGCTGGCTGCCGCTCAGCTCGTCTGTCTCGATCACCCGGTATGTCTCCGGGTTGCTGGGCCACGAGATCACGCCCGCGTAGTTGGCCAGTTTGACCCCATCCACAAACACGCTCATCGAGTTATAGCCCCAGCGCACCACAACCTCATACGTTCGGCCACCCGTCAGCGTCAGCACCGCCGTTTCGGCCGACGTGGATGCATTGTCGAGGACATAGAACCGGCTGGCTGACGGCCCCCAGTAGCAGCGCATCGCTGCGCTCAGCCTGATCATGTTGATCTGCCCGCTGCCGCTGCCATAGGTCCAGAAAAAACGCGCCGTCAGACCGCTGCTGCTCGTCCAGCGCATCCGCTGCGCATAGAGCGACACCGCACCCACCGTCCACAGTCCGCCCTCCGGCAGGCTGCTCAGGTTCACCACGCCCGCCGTACACTCCAGCATACTCTGCGGCAGCGCCCGCTGCCAAGCCTCGTCTACCGACAGCACGATAGTCAAGATCGCGTTCGGCGTCGCGGCCGTGCCGCCGATGTGCTGCACATGGACCCGACCGTACCGGATCCGCTTCACCAGCCAGGTCGCTCCGAACTCGGCCACCGTCGCCAGATCATCGCAGGTCTTCGTCCAGATCTCCACCGGATCGCCGACCATCCGCTCCTGATAGGCAGCCGCCCGGCTCAGCGCCTGCCGCACAGTCGTGATGCGCCGCTCCATCTCGGCCATCGTCGCGGCCTTCACCAGCACCCGCAGCGCCAGCTCCGCGCCCGCGCTCTGCCAGCCGTCGTCAGCCTGCAGGATATACGTGCTGTCGTTCAGGCTCAACCGTTGCGAGCCCCACGCTAACTGCACCTGTCTGCCAATCGTCATCGCGCTCACCTCGTCATACTCGTCCTACTCCGATCCGCGCTCTCGCCAATCCGCGGTTCACACCCCCGCCCAGCCCACAGCCAACCGCTTATTCGTCACCGCCTTGCCCGCCAGCACCTCGCTGACGATCTCCGCGATCCGCTTCGCGTCCATCTCGTTCGACACATACCACGGCCCGTTCAGGTTGAGCGTGACCGGCCCGCGTTCCGAGCCGCCCGCCGGCTCGCTCGGCCGGCCCATCCCAGCGCCCGCCAGCGCCAACTGGCCTTTCAGGTTCTCGCCGCCCAGCACGCCCAACGCCTGCGCCGTCGCATCGCCCAGCGCCGGCAGCCTCGACTGGATCGCCTTGATCATCGCGTCTATCCATGATAGCCCTGCGTCCATCCCCAGCGCGCCGGTGTCCATGCTCAGCACATCGGTCAGCCCGCCTGCCATGCTCTCGACGGCCGAGATCGCCGTCGGCGCGCCTCGGCTGATCGCCGCCGCCAACGTATCCGGCAGCGCGCGGCCGCTGGCCGTCAGGTCGCTCAGCGGCCCGGTTTTGGCGTCCGAGCCTGGCAGTAGATCGCGGATTTGTTGCGCCAGCCGCCGCGCCGCATCCAGCAACCCCTGGAGACGGTCCATAATGCCGCGCTCGAACGCTGCCACCATGCCAGCGCCGCGCTCGTACATGCCACCGACCAGATCGCCTATGATCCCCAAGACGCGGTTCTTCAGATCGTTGAACAGGTCGATGGCCCGGTTGACCAGCCGCACCACGATCTCCTGCACCCGCTCCCACAGTTGCGTGAACCATCGGATGATGCCATTGACCATGTCCGGCACAATCGACCCGCCAACCAGCCTGTTGTAGAGATTGGTAAACCACTGGATTACCGTATTCACGAACAGCGTTACCTGGGCCTTGATGAACTCGAAGGCCGTGACGATCAGATCCCGGATGTCATTGAGCAAGTTGTCAACCAGCGTCTTGACCTCTGTCCACGCCAGCTCCCAGTCGCCGCGGATGATCGCCAGCGCCACCCGGATGATGCCCTCGATCAGGTTCAGCACCGTCTGGATCAGCGCCTGGATCAGGTTCCAGGCCGTGGTCAAAATGGCCAGGATCTCGGCCCCGTGCTGGTCAATAAACTGCTTGATCGCGCCCAGCACGCGCGTGATCACCTCGTTGATCAGCGTCAACGCCAGGTTGATAATCGTCCCAATCTGCGTCCAAGCCCGCTGGATGAACGCGGCGATCTCGGCCCCGTGGGCGTCGATGAAGCCGCTGACCACGGTCAGCACCGACCGGATGATGGCCTCGACGGCGTTGATGATCGTCGTGACAATCAACTGGATCTGCGCCCATGCCTGATCCACCCAGCCCATCGTTTCGGCCTGGTTGCCTTGAACGAACCCGCTCAGCGCCGTCAGGATGCCCTGCACGAACTCAGACGCTGCCTGGATGGTCGCCTGCACCCCGCCGAAATGCTGCACGACCGCCGCAGCCAGCAAGGCGACGGCGATGATCACCAGCCCGATGGGTGACAGCAGGAACCCGATAGCGCCGGCCACGATACCTAGGCCAGTCGTCATGCTGCCCAGCACCATCAGCAGCGGCCCGATAGCAGCCACCGCCAGGCCGATCAGCACGATCATGTTCAGCATCCCTGGGCTGATCTCTGCCAGCCGTCCGACCGCGTTTGACAGCCACTGCACCCAGCCCGTCAGCATATTGAGGAACGGCGCCCCCACCGTAAGCAACACGGTCTCCACCGTCGACCGCAGGCCGTCGAGCGATCCCTGGAAGCCCGCTGTCTGCGCAGCCGCGAGCATCTGCGCCTGGCCCTCGGCCGTCACGGCCTGCTCCATCGCGTTGAACGCCTCCGTGCCGCCCAATAGCACCACATTGGCCGCCCGGATCGCATCGGCGCCGAAGATGGTGGCGAGCGCCGCGTTGCGCTGCTCCATCGTCATCCCGCCCAGCGCACTGCTGAACTGCCCGATGATTTGCTCCATCGGTAGCATCGTCCCGCTCGCGTCGAAGACGCTCACCCCCAGCTCTCGCATCAAGGCCGCCGACTCCTGCGTCGGCGCGCCCAGACGCATCAACATGGTTTTGAGCGATGTGCCCGCATCCGATCCGGCGATGCCTGCGTTGGCCATCAGCGCAATGGCCGTGGTCAGACTGTCGATGGGCACCCCCATGCTGGCGGCCACCGCGCCGCTGGCCTGGATCGCTGCCGCCATGTCGGTGATCTCCGCCGAGCTGGCGTTGGCGCCGCCTGCCAGCAGGTTGGCCACCGTCGCCGCTTCCGTGCCCGCCAGGCCGAACGTGTTCAGGGCATTGGCCGTAATCGTCGCTGCCTGCGCGTTGCCGATCTGCGCCGCCGCACTCAGTTGCAGCACGCCCCTGGCCGCGTCCATGCTCTCCTGCACGCTCAGGCCCGCCCGGCTCAGCTCGACCATCGCCAGCGCTGCGTCTGACGCGCTGGTGCCCGGCAATGTCAGATCGGAGCCGAGCGCGATGGCCGTGTCACTAACCTGGGCCATCTCGTCGGCCGTCGCGCCGCTGACCGCCTGCATCATGTTCATGCTGCTTTCGAACTGGCCAGCCATGTGCAGCGCTGCCACGCCAATCCCTACGATTGGCAGCGTGACGCCTGCCGTCAGCCCTGCGCCCGCTGAGGTCATGCTCTGGCCAGCCGAGCGCAGTCGAGACGATGCCTCATCCATCGACGAAGAGAATCCCGACACATCGCCCACGAGTTTTACAACCAGCGTCGCCAGTGTAGCCATATCCGATCCGTCCGATCCGTCCTATCCGTCCGACGCGTCCGAATGCCCACGCTGATCATCACCACCAAATAGCGTGTTCAGCATCTCGATCCGCTTCATCATGTCGACCGGCTCCGGCTCCTCATCGTCATCATCCTGCCGCATCCACGGCAAGAAATCCAACGCGCCGACAGGCTCGCTCTTCTTCGGGTCGCGGTTGATGTTGGCCGTCATCGCCAGCAGGCTGGCCAGCAGGATCTCCTGCCGCCGGTCCGGCAGGCCCTCAACCGCGTCGTAGGCCATCCACTCCGACAGCTCCCGGCTGCTCAGCCGCGCCAGCAGCTCGCCAACGGTACAGCCCAGCAGCGCGGCCAGGCGGTGATAGAACCGCCGCTCTGGCCGCGCGCTCAGTTTCCCGCCAGCTCCTCCACGTCCTCATTGCTGAGGCCGCTCAGCCGCTGGCCCACCTCAAACACCCGTTGCAGGGCCGCTGCGCTTTTCTCGCCCAGCAGCTCCACGTCGCTGGGATAGAACAGCGCCTGGCCCCGCTCGTCCACCACGCAAGCCGCCACGAACCGGGCCCGGATGTTGTCCAGGTTCAGCCGGGCGCGCTTGCCCTGGCGCCCTGCCACCAGGGCCGCCTCGAACGCATCCCGCTCGCGGCCGGTGAGCCCTTTGACGATCACCTCGCCGCCCCACTCTGGCACGGCGACGCTCTCCGTCTGGAGATCGTCGGCTGCCATAATCTGATCACGGGTCAATATTGCCATGCTCAACTCCTTCTGCTAATAGTCCAACCCGTCCCACAAGTCAGACCTGTCCAACTCCGACACCTACGACAGCGTCGGCTTGCCGCTGATCAGCAGCGTGATGCTGGCCTTCTGTGCGCCCTTCACCGGCAGGTCAGGCTCGAAGCCCGTCACCAGCGCCGCGAACGTCCACGTCAGGCTGGCCGCCGCCGGCACCACCAACTGGAAGTTGCGCAGCGTCCGGCTCACCATGTCTTTCAACAGGCCCGCCGTAAACGACTGCGTCGCGTGCGCCGGCAGCCAGTTGACCTCGAACGACACCTCGCCTCCGTTCAGGATCGTGCCAATGTGCTCAGCCCACCCGTCGGTGCTGTCGTGGCTGGTCACGTCCTCGGTTTCCAGTTCGAGAGTAGGACCCTCGATGTCCAACACCTCGGCGATGGTGGCGAACGTCTCCGACGTTGCCCCGTTGCCGATTTTCAGGTACGTACCGAAACTGCTCTTAGCTCCTGTTGCCATCGTCCTCTACCTCCAATGTCTCCAAACGTTGCGCCGGCGCGCTGCCGGCGTGGCTATCCAGATGCGCCAGCAGGTTGCCGGCGTCCATCGTATCGAATGCGCACAGCCGGCAGCGGTAATGCGCCACGCCGTGCCACTCGCCAACCTCATACAGATCGTCTGGCTCCGGCTCTCGCCGATACACCAGCACCCGGCTGCCATCCGGCGCCGGCTCCATCGTTTTAGCTACTCGTTTCCTGGCCATCATCACCGTCCGATCCATCGAATCCGACCAATCCAACTACGGATCCACCACCAGCACATCTATGCGCCGCACAAACACGCCTGTCTCCCGGCTATCCGCCTGGTAGCCGTCAAACTCGTTTTCGCAAAAGCTCGCCACACCGCCGCCCCAGGAGACGCCATCCAGCGCCGTTTTGCAGGCCGCCAACACGTTCACGACCTGGGTGTAGGTCGCGCCGATTGCTGTCAACTGGATGCGCGGCCGGTTGATGGCCGGGCCGTCGTGCGTTTGCTCTGCCTGGCGGCTGATCATCTGATAGCTCAGCGCCGGCAATGCCGTGTCCTGGCTGCTGATCACCGGCTCGATACGCTGGCCCACCAGCGCCGTTAGCGTTGGCTCAGCCAGCAGCCGCGTCACAAGGCTTTCCTCGATGTGTGTCATTGCAGCTTCGACCTCAGCGCGGCGCCGATCTCATCCGTTGCTGCGCCCTCGTTCGCGTCGTGCGCCGGCCGCAGAAACGGCGACGCGCCCATGCCCGGATGGCTGACCCTGGGCGTGATCACCAGCCCGCCCTGGCCTTCGAAGGCCAACAGCGCCCTGCCTCTGATCTCGTGCGGCCCTGAGCCTGTCTCGTGGAACCGATAGTACCAATGCGCCGCATCCGGCCCGATCTCCACCTCGACCACCGAGGATGTAGCCCTGGCCACCCTGGTCTTGATGTTTGGACCCGGCGCCAGGCCGTTGGCCGCGTCCTGGATGATCTCCGCGCCAGCCTGTACAGCCGCGCGCAGCTCTGCCTTGATGTTGACATCCATCGCCCGCAGCTTCTGGAGCAGCTCCTCGCCGCCCTCCAGCCGCACACTCACACCATTACCGGCCATCGCTCACCATCCGTCCAATCCGCCGAATCCGTCCAGCCATCACGCCGCCATCTCCCGACACATCAACTGCATATCCGTGCCGCGCTCGCCATAGTTGATCACCGCCTCGATCATCAGGTGGCGCCCGTTGAACACCACCCGCATGGTGGGGGCGATCCCGGCCCGGTAGCGCACTCGTACCCGGTGCGTGATCTCCGACTGCACGTGCTCAGCCGCGAAGAACTCCCGGCCCGAAATCGGCTCCACGCTGGCCCACACCGTGGCCACCGTCACCCAGGTCGTGATCGCCTCGTTGAATCCGTTGTGGGCCGTCACCGGCTCCTGGATCGTGATGCGATGTCTCAGCCGTCCAGCCTGCACGTCACACCTCACGTCGCCACGGCCGGAAGAGTGCCTCTACCGCGAATGGCAGTTCCTTCGGAACGGCGCCCGTCGTCAGCGCCAACTCACGATTTTCGTACCAATGCCCGACTAGCATCAGTATAGCCTGCCGCAGCGCCAGCGGCGGAGAGAGCTCGTCCACGCCATATCCCGCCGTGAACTCGATCTCCAATCCATTCAGCGCCGCCAGCGTCGCGCTGGGCCACCCGTTGATCATGTGCAGCCGGCCAGGCTGGCTGTGCGTGTCCACCAGGTACGCCGAGGGCGCAATGATCGTTTCCACGCCGGTGGAGGAGGTATAGCGCACCTCATCAACCGTCAGCAGCGGATACGGCCGTAGCTCAATCGTCGCACTCGCCGGCCATGCATCTGCCACATATAGCCAGCGCTGCGCCGTCATGGCCACCTGCGGCCGGCTGATCCGCTCCAGATGCTCCCGCGCCGTCGAGATCAGCGACCCCACCAGCGCGTCATCGTCGTCGATGTCGATCCTACAATGCAGCTTAGCCTCAGCCAGCGTCACCGGCTCCACCACCGGCGGCTCCAAACAAATCAACGCCATCGCGCTCACCTCGTCCCACAAGTCCAACCCGTCCGACCAGTCCTACCCGTCCAACAACTCCGCACTCACCCAGCCCAGCACCGCCACCGGCGACCATCCGCCATCATCCACACCCAGCCGCACCAGCCGCACATTCGCCTTCAGCGTCGCCACCACCGGCATCGACGCCCCCGGCCCGCTGCGCACATTCGCACCCGTCGACGTAACAGCCGCGTCCATATCCGGCCGCCAGCCCGTCCCATCCTCCAGCGCCTGAAGGATCGTCATCTCGCCGATCTGCAGCGTCATCAGCCCTTACCCGCCGCCCGGTCCAAGATCTTGCGCACCATCCGCAGATCATCGTCGATCCGCAGATCCCGAAGCTGCGCCCCAAACACCGCCAGCGCCACGTCCATATTCATCACCAGCGCCCGCACCGACTCCAGCGCCAGCCCCCGCAGCACATTATCCACCACGCCCGTCGTCTCCACAGTCTCATCGCCCATCATGCACCTTCCTACTCCGTCCGACCCGTCCTACTCGTCCTACTCGTCCTACTTGTCCAACTCCGTCCAACTCCGTCCTACTGCGCTCCCTGCCCCGCCCCCACAGCCCGCTCCGGCCCCAGCCGCACCGGCTTCGCCAAACCCCGCTGCACCAGGTCAGCCGCCACCTCATCCGGCAGATCATTGATCACCTGCCCCGCCTGCAACATCCGCCCTTTGCTGGGCGAGTACTTCGTCAACATCATCACCACCATCGCAACCTCCGAACCGTCCTAAACGTCCGACCCGTCCTGCCGCCGCCACGCCAACCCGGCAATATCATACGGCGACACAATCGCAATCTCGTACCGCTCCAGCTGGCGCGTCAGGTCAAACAAATACCTCATGCCGTCCGGCATGATCCGCCAGCAGTCCACCGGATAGCGGTGCTCCGGGAACTGCCAGTGCGTCACAATCGCCAGCATCCCGCCTGGCCGCAGCACCCGCACCAGCTCCGGCACCCAGCGCCAGATCGCCTCCACGTGCTCCATCGTCGAGCCGCTCAGCACAATGTCATAGGCGCCGTCCGCAATCGGGTAGTGATACGGATCGCTGGCCACCAGGTCAACGTTTGGTCCAGGCTCCTGGTCCAGCCCCGTGTAATCCCAGCCCAGCGACTCCACCAGCGGCCGGTACGTCCCGTTCACGTCATACGCTCCCACGTCCAGCACGTTCGCGCGCAAACCATCCGGCCACCTGCCCAACAACACCGTCATCGCCGCCAAAGCCTCAGCGTGCATCGTCACCTCCGACCCGTCCAACCGGTCCAACCGGTCCGACATCCGGCC